CTCTAGTAGTTAAATAGGTTCATTGCATATTATATTGAAAATTTATATATTTGCATATCAATTTTAAAATAGACAAAAATATGAAAACAGATTGTTACATCTACACGCTTATTACCGGAGACTTCCTATTCCAAGTAATGGAAACATCCGATGAACAAGCCGAGAAACGTTTAATCGACCTATATCAGGAGGGAGAGGATGATCTTTATTCAGACATCTATGAACATCATTCCTATGATGACCTTAGGAATTACTATGGCAGTGTTAAGGTATACAAAACACCCATAAACTTAGAAACAAATCAACTTGGGTTCCCAGGTTTAATCGTATACTGATATGGATATCAATTTAGAATACAAGAAAACCCAAGTTAACAAGGTTAATCAAGGGACTTATTTTAAACTCAGACCAACAGAAACTGCTCCGGTATGGGTAAGGGGCGAATATGACAAAGCCTCTAAGACTTATTCTTGCTATAAGTACGAAGATACTAATCATGAGAAATTCCTCAAGGGAAACAGAGAAATATACATAAATTTTACATTCTAAGCACATGAACCTATTTAAACGAAAGAAATGCTCTAAAAACCTTATCTACCTTGATAAGGGTAACCTGGTATTCAAAGGGCCAGTGAAATCTATTTACCGGATTCTTGAACTCTGCATGATAGAGTCTGGTAAATTTGACGAACGGTTATACTTTGATATGTACAATGAATATCTTAAACATTATGTAATATATGATACTACTCCTCAGTTATTACAGTATAAGATACCCTTGATATTTGGTAAACGTTTCCCAGGAATAACATTCTCTAAACGTTTTACCTTCGAGTATTTAATACCGAGTAGGATTACTTATTCTAAAATACCATCTTGCTTTGAATTACCCAAGTATATCGAAGAACATTTAATACATATCTTCAATAGGGTAGGTGCTTACATTGAAATTCCTTATGATGAGAATATGTTTACTAATATGATTAGGCTCAATTTCCTAAAAGAATGGGAACTATTCAAGGACTTATCAATGGTAGATGCTTACATAAGCAGTCAGCTGGACCTAATCTATAGTTATGCTAAAGTAGAGAATCAAACCATAGTTAAAAACATCATCGAAAGGACTCTTGAAGAAATTACAGAAGAGACTATCGGTAAAAACAATGAAGAACATGGAAAATAAAGAGAAATTCGCTTTCCGAAAGGTAAGTATGACAGAAAATGTCGAAATAGAGTTTATCAAAACTTTAGAAGACAATGCTAATAAAAGTGATGAAGACTTGCTAAAAGCTTTCAAGAACAAACTATCTTCGGACAATGTTACTTGCCATGCAAGTATGCTTTCAAGAACAACAACTCATGTTATCTTTCAGATATCCAAATTTAGTAAGATAACAAACTCCTATCGGGACCATGAATTATGGTTATTCGAGATTGATAACAATAATACCATACTAAATAGGTTCCGGATATGATTATAATGAAGACTCTCCAGGCTGAGGATTTAAAGAATGATGAATGGTTATACAATGCCTTAACCAATGGTATCAAAGAATGTTTAACTGCTCCCATCCTAACTTTGGACCCAACAAAGCCTGAACATATTAGAAGAACAGAAATGATACTGGAGAATTTCTCACAAAAGGATTCTCCAGTAGTTGCTACGGTAATTGCTCCAGGCAATTTCATACAGATGATATTACCGAAACATGATATACTTTTATCGGTAATGTTCATATACAAAGAGAAAAATACCTACGTTCAACTCATAATACAAAAACTTAGTTATGTTAATAAACAAGAGGAAAAACCCATTAGTGACTCACTTGATAGTGGGTCTAAAGAATGAACACGGTTTATATAAGATACATACCGAAGTAAGTCCAACACAGTTAGTGGGCACTGAGCTCCTCAGAAATATCATGCCCATATTTGATGCCTGCACTGGGCATGAACCAGATACCTTCTTGGTATACGAGGAATTTGAAAATTGGTTAAATGATATAGAATGGATAGGTTATGAAACCTTTGAAGTATATCTTAATGAGACCATTCAATTAGTAGAAAATAAGCCTTTAGAGGGTGCTAAAGAGGAATTAACTAAAGCATTCAAGGTACAAAAGTTTACAGATGAAATAGCTTCCAGACTGAAAGAGGAATTGAGTCATATCGTAAAAGAATGCTTCAGAAATGAAGTAGAGAAAAAGCTTGATAACTCTACCAGAGAATCAATAATTAGGTCAGCCTTATACACTGTAATCAATAAGGTCTAAATTCGAAAGGCAGTCTAATCCACTGCCTTCTTTAGTGTGTATACACATCCTCAGCTCATTTTAAAATAAAAGAGTATTATTTTGTAATATAAATAAAAATGATTATATTTGCATATCAAATTTAAAATAGACAAAAATATGAGAAGCCCAGTAACTTACAATCAGGATGAACAACTTGCTCAAGTAGTAACTAAGTTCATAAAGAACAAATCCGACTTTGATTTAGATCGAGATGAGAAAAAGAATCTCTACAACCTATTAATGACTGAACTATACCAGTTATCAGAACTACACAATCTCCAGGTGATAGACATCAATTGTTTCAGTCAATATGAGACTACCTATTACACTTTCATCTTAGAGAGTATGGTAACTCTTGATACTACCGAGAAAAAGAATCAAGCTGCTGATGCTGCTCTGAAATTCATGCAAAAGTTCACGGATAACGATGGTATATTCATCTCGTTCACTAAGATGGATTCCAATAATTGGATTTATCAACTTAACTTCAGAATATCATAACTATGGCTACTAATTACAAGAAACTAAAATCCGACCTACAAAAACAAGGTCGGATGACTTTATTCGTACCTCATAACGAATATATACCTTGCATAGGCTTTGAACCTACTTGGTCTAAAACTAAGATACTTAAGACATTACTACAATTTGATGATATCAGAAAGGAGTATACATTATGAATGAACAAAAACCTATTATCGTACCAGAGGAAATAGAATGCTCCTCTGGTTCAGTATTCAGCTTTAATTACAAACGGGTTGTATATTCGCTAACTATGCAACCTGATAAAATCCTTATTCAGCAAGCCATAAGTAAATCTAAGACTCCTGCTAAAGGAACAAGTCAAATTATTATGCTTAATTCTCTAGAGGAATACCAAACCTGGTATAGCAAGCTGAAACTTTCATACGGTAAAAGAATAACCCGAAGAAGGTTACATTATGCTACTACTGAGAACGGTATTATTAAATATACAGATTATCCTAAGGCTACAAACGCAGGCATGCGTAAATCAGAGGGAATCATCTGCATACCAGAAACCATTACTACCTATCGAAGTACTTATAAGATCACCATAGAAGATTCTTTTGTAATCATTAAAGATAATCATGGTAATAAAACCGAAACTACCATAAAATCCTATCCCAAGTGGGTAGACGGATTAAAGGAAAAGGAAGGCCGAATAACTCGAAGGAAATTAAGATATTTCAATGAAGATAATGGCCTACCAATAATTCCCTAACCAGTTCTATATATCCTCAGAGGTGCTCAGTACATAACCAAAACTGAGTACCTCTCTATTTTTAAAAATAATATTATATAGTGATACAAGTTATAAAATAATTTTGTATATTTGCAGTGAGAAATATTTCTCAAACAATTTTTAATATAGACAAAATGGAAAAAATTATTAAAACCCTCCCCGAACTCAAATCGATAATCGATGCTAACAAGTTTCATACTTTCGATTACACAGAAGGTCTTTCAGTTTCAGACGGTATCGAAATCTTTGAAATTGACATCGAGGAAACCGACGATTACCAAGGTGCATCTGCTACTCTTTGCATCTATCCCAACGAAGATATTCTCTTCAATGATATCAAATCAAATATCAAATCAATGGACTTAGAAGAGGGTGCCGATGACCAATACTACGATTATTCTCCTTCACAGGTAGAGGCTATCATTTATGCTATTCCTCAATTAACTCTTGAACACCAAGATTATACAATCGAAGGTCTCAAAACCCATTTAAGAAACTTCATTGCTAACGAGGAAAATGACGAAGACATGATATCTCAATATTCCGATACTCTTGAATCACTCGAAAAATACGAATCAGATCACAGAGAAACGGAATTATTCTCTGGGCTTTACATTTCAGAAACAATCAATAAACTCTAATCAACTATGGTAAACTTATACAAACTGCTTAACGCACTGGAACAGGGAATGACCCTGTTCCAATTAGACAAATGGAAAACCGAAGGTATCTGGTATCCTATCTCTCAATACAAAAAGGAAACCAACGAAATCGAAGTTGTAACCAACTTATTTCTTCCTACACCTCCACCAGAGGGATACCATATCCAACTAACAGGTAACTATGACGAGGATGAACATGCTGAATGGCAACAATTCCTGGACGAGAACCAATGGAAAATCTACCCATTGCTCGCAAATATCATACGGGTATTTTTACCAAACGTAGAAGGTGTATCATTCCAACTGTTATATACCCAATATCCACAAGGGTTCATATCAGTAATTGCTAAACCCTATAAAACTATACAATCATGATTACAGAAGAAATGAAATCCACATTGCTGGATATAGAAACCAATAACCCAGAAGGTATTCAGAATCTCAAGGCTCTGCTTAAGAATTATTCTGATATCATTAACAAGGACCAATCTACTCTCTCTGAAGAGGAGGAACAATCATTATGCGACCTGCAAGATAACATAATGATACTGATATTCGGACCATTCTATTCTCAATTCAAATCTGAATACATACAATCCGATACAATCATGGACGAAGAAGAGACTTTCATAGAAGACTTATGCAAATTCTATTTCGGGTAACAAATGAAAGACTACATCATCTTCCTATTAATGATTAGACTACCTCAGGGAACCGCTATCACTACATTAGTAATAATCGAAGATAACGAAGTACAGGATATAATACATTCCCTCAATGAGGACCCTACCAAAGCCAAACAAGAAATCATAGACCAGGTAAATAACATATACGGTAACGAGAAATTAACCTTCTTCAGTCTTCAGGGCATCCAGGAATACTTCGAGACAATACACTTAGAATGCCAAGAGATATCCTTTAATCGAGGAGGAACCGTAATACAGAAACAAGGAATACCAGAATTATGATACAAATCCTATACATATTATCCAAATCCTTAGTAGGGCTCTACTTCCTACTAAGGATTCTAGACGTAGAACGTACCTACTCCCAATACAAAGAAAACAAAAGAAAATATCCCAAAGCCTTATACATAACCAAGTACCTAATATACCTATTACTATACAATATCCTAATCGAATACCTATTCAAGGTAATCCTATAATACCCACCCCCCCAACAAAACAAATAATCAAAAATGTAATAGCGCTAACTAAGGTACACATAATATAATACCTAATACATTACATATCATATATACAATCAATATACATAATACATACTTCTTTTCCTTCCCTTGGGGTACCTCGCCGGGGGTTTTAAAAATTTGAGATCAAGGCTATAGAGAATCCCTCTCACTATACAACACACTATACTCTATAGCTAGATAGCTATCATACCACATAGCCCTACCACTTTAAAGGCAATCACAAAAAGGCCTATTGAGGCAATTAAATCCGACCATTAATGGCCCCTAATCCTCATTTGCCAAGAGCCCCTTTATACAGCTTATTATATATAATATATTAGTTATAGGTAGGGGATTAGGCAAATAGGATTAGGGTTTTAAGGCTAAATGGTAAATAGGAATTAGGGCTTTTATAGGTAATATTTAGGCAATATTCCTAGTAACTATGTAAGTAATTGGCTTAGTATTTATATTAGCATTATTTGCAGAACTCTAGGACAATTTGGTGATTTCGATTGCCTTGATTGCCTTTTGCCTCAGGTTAGTTTATATAGTATTATATATTAGTAGGTACTGGGCAAATTAGGATTAAGGCAATCTCCATTAATGGCCCAGGGGATTTATAAGGCCATCAATAACCTACGAAGGCAAATGGGGCATATTGCATATATTATTTATTATTTGTATCTTTGTAGAAAGAAAAAGAAATACTAACAATTTAATTTTTAAACATTATGAAAAATAATATTAAGTACCTCGTTCTCAACACTGAATCAGAACTTACTAATAATGCCTTAGTAATCTCTAATGCTTCTAATCCTTCAGTACAGGGCTATACCGAATACCTCAATTGCTATCTCGGTTCTCTTGACAAAGACTCAGAATTTCTCAAACAAGGCTTTCACCTAATCTCAATTACCTCAACAGAGAACGAAGAAGAAGGCGATGGCTTACATACACTAATATTCTATTCAGATAACGAACTGAATACTAGACAAGAACAGCTTTGCTCCTACGAATTACACAAAGCATTCCCTCTCGATTATGAGGCTTCACCTCTTGCCCCTACAGTAACCTATATCAATAATACATATATCGTTACCCATCCCTATACTCTCTAATCCTAACTTTGACCCAGGCTTACCTAAGTACTGGGTCTTTCTTTCGCTAACTTAGTAAGCCCTTATAGGCTATCTTAGGTTCCTAATTTACCTAAGCTTACCCTAGTCCATTAAGGGCCCTATAGACTTGGTTCCCAGGGGATATTAGAAGGATATACCTAATAAGCCCCACTACACTACTACCTATATACACCTAATGGCCATATATCATATAGGTAAATATACAGGTATATATCACACTCTCAAGAGGGCAGGCAAGGGCCATATAGGATTATCTATATACATATCATATCGCCCCACTACAAAGCGTGCGAAGATTTCCCTTGTGAACCGCAATAATTAAGTGCAATAATTAAGTGCAATAATTAAGTGCAGCATTTTTATGATTTTTGCATTTTTCACTAAAATAATTTTGAAAATAAAAATATTCATTTTCTCGAAAATTTTTCTCAAAATTCTTTCGTAATTCAATTATTATATGTATCTTTGCAATGTGAGAAAAACAAAGCGATATTTGAAGTTTTGGACAAATTAAAACCTTATTAGATAAGTTCTAAAAAGTCTTTTCTTATCTTATCGAAAAGGTTATAAAAATAATAATTAACAAAATAAGAAAAGCGTTTATATTATGGCTAAAAATCAAGTTAACGGTGTTTCTGCAAGTGTAGCAAGTGCAAACAGTAAAGCAAATAAATTAATTGCTTTAGACGTTCTTAAATCAGTAAAAGAAAAAAATGCAGGACTTTTCAAAACTTCTTTAGGGACAAAAACAGAGATTTACAAAAAAGAACTTTTCGACGGTGCAAACGAAAAACAAATAAAGTCTTTGCGTAAAAAGTTCAGAAATGTAACTTTTAATTTTCTTTCGTCTATTGCTACAAATGCAGATAAAAAACTAATAGACGGTTTCATAGACTTCTATAAACAAGTCTATGTTTTGAATGATTTTTCTTTTAACTCTATTGCATCAGAAAACACAAAAGACGAAAAGAAAGCAATTCTTTTAAAAGGTTTAGAAATTGTAAAGAAAAACGCAAAGTAATATGTTATTGAATGTATTGTTATTTGTTGGTTTAATTTATTTGATAATTCAAATAATTAAAGACGTGAAAAACTTTTTTAAAAATGATAATTCGGACTTTAAAAGTTAAAGAGTAGAAAGATAAAGGGACAAAGAAATAAAAATCTTTGTCCCTTACTTTTTATTTCTAAATGTTAAATTTAACGGAACCGTTCGGCCCTTTGAATACCAGGAAATTTTGGCTCCTCGTATTAAGGGGTACCCCACATCCACACACCACACATGCTCACACAAAGAAGCCCAGAACAGATTAACCATCCCGGGCCTATACCTACAAAATACTCCTAAGTAAATCCTTAGTCCTATCTTTCCCCAATACTCCCCTAACTCTCCTACCATTCTTCTCATAAAAGAAAACATACCATCTCTGAAGATTAATCAACCACCAAGCCTTAACTTCCATATCAAGGAAATATCTATCAATGCAACCCTTCTCCAAATCGGTAAGCCACATCTGATACCAAATCCTATTACCTTCCCTACATCTTAGGATTCTAACAAACCCATCTTCCTTCAAAGTCTCAACCTTCACCATAACCTTCCTCCTTTAATTGATTATCTATCTCCATTTCAAGAATCTCCAATCTCTTCAAATTATATACCTGATGTACAGGAAACCAATAATACCTATCTCTATCCTCATAAGGAATCATCTCAATCGGGGTAGGGGTATTAACATCTATCGTATAATATAACTCCGTTAAACCATATCTTTCAGGTTTAAACCATTGCTGAATCTCTATCCATAAAGTTGAATACCCATTCAAAACACAATGGGTTTTTAATTACCCTACAAAGATTCTGTATTGTTCCTCCTCTCCTATGTTTAGCTAACTGCTCTTGGTATATTTCTTCGAACACTTTCCTAATCTTCTTTTCCTTCACCATACTTCATTACCTTATTAATTAATAAATCGATTGCCTTCACCCTTACCTCTCTATCATTTGGGTCCCACCAATAGAAATTCTTTTGAGAAATCTCAGGGATAGAATCCCTTGCTATTCCCCATATCTCTTTGGATGAACTCCTAGCATCAAAGCTATCCTTCCAACTATACATGGTATTCAACTTTCTCTCCACTACTTTCACATTTCCCATAGCCACTATACAACTTCTATTTATAAAATCCTCATAGGCCCATAGAACTTCTATACTGAAGGTATCTAAATTCCATATCCCAATCTCTTCGAGGTAATCCAGGATATCTATTGACCTTAGGTAAAAGCATAAGCCCTTCCTACAATTTTTATCCATTAATAGGTATTCCCTTACCTTATATAGCCTTGCTACTGCAGTTCCCTTACTTATGTAATCTGTACTTCTCATATTCATTTAGCATTTATATAAATATATAGAACTCATGGCATCCCATGGGTAGAGGACTACAATATCAAGAGAGCAATAATTATAAACCAATAAAACTTATTAGATTATGAACGAATTTAACTTTAGAGTAGCCAATGCTGCACCCAGGGCATCGGTCTTTGAGATAGGTCAGAATGTTGGGGATACCAAGACTACCTATATCTACTCCTATAAGACCAAGTACATTAATGGCAAGAGTACTGGGCAGAAGACTAATGTAGATTGGGATATGGAATCCAGCATCCCCTCTTGGGTAAGCATAAAATATGCTTTTGAGGGCAATGATTGCAAAGTAACTTTTACCACCCTGCAAGAGAATACAGGTTCCTCTGCCAGAACCCATACTCTTGTATTTAAGCAGAGAGAATCTGGTCAAACTATATCTTTCCCTATAAGTCAAGAACCCAACTTCACTTATACCTACTTCTTAGGTGTATTGAATGTAAATGCTACCATAGGAGCTAATATAGGTAATACTACTACGATTATGGTTCAATCTTATATGACTCGAAGTGATGGAGAGGTAATAGCCAAACAACCATCCGTAGAAGTAACTCCTTCTTGGGCAACTAAGGTTACAGTTAAAGATGGGTCTATTATTACAGGTGCACCTAATTGGTACCAAATTAGAGTTGAAGCAACTGCAGCAAACTCGGGTTCTTCAAAAAGGTCCGGAACACTCTTAGTAACCTGTGGTGACCAACGTAGAGAAGCGACTATATGGCAGGAAGCTGCGGAACAGGATATCACCCTTACAATCAATTGGCCTCCGAACACTTTTTCAGGAGCTTTCTTCAAAGAGGGGCAAACACCTCAAACTGGTAGTACTGGTACAGCTTATTTTAATTTCT